TGTGCTGTGCAGACCTTCTAAGTGCTTTTGGAAGAGCATTTATCTTGTCATACTGGTCGTCCTCATACATTTCAAGGGTTACTATAAAGCCAAGACCGAAAGAAACATGGGTCAAAGACTGTTTGTATCCCTGAATTGCATTATTGTAACTTACACTTGTGCCTTCTGCCTTTTCTGGCATTGCACCAAGTCCAGACATTGAGAGAGTATGTTCTGTTTTCTTCTTAGAGTTCTTTACCTCGAAGATTTTAGAATACTCATCTGAATATCTCTTGTACTCTACGCCATAAATATCACGCAGTCCTGGTTCAAGTAATTCTCCAAAGTTTCCAGTTCCTATTGCCATTGAATTAATCCTCCTATATTATTATTTAGTGTTATACTCCTGCTCCGCCTACGCCTTTATATCTGTGTTCGTTGAATACAACCAATGCTTTAACATTCTCACCCCAAGCATTATCATCAGTTGCAACCTTACCAATTATAAGGAATTGTGCGGCTGTCTCTGCTACAGTTGCCTCAAGCTCATGCCCTGACTGTTTGGTTGTTGCACTGCCTGAACCTGCTACCAAATCAGCAGAAAGACCAATATCAGCGGCTGCCAATGTACCGCCTGTTTCCTGTTGAATCCCGAAAACGATAAATGGGTCATCGTAAATCCTGATTTTCTTTCCACCTGCTGAACCGCTATCCGATACATACTCGGCTGCAACACCGATTACGGCTGTTGCGTCTCCTGCTTCTGCTACTCCAACACAACCATCTGCATCAAGTTCAACGATATCTCCCTGATAGATAGTTACGCCGGTCACTACAGTATATTCATTAGTCCTTATTTCGCCACCGCAAAGATGGCGAACAGGCCATGCTCCACGTGGTGCGTCTGAATTTGCCATTGTTTAAGTCCTCCTATTAAATTAATTTAGTCTGATACAGCAACGCCTCTATCTTCCTGAATAGTCCCATAACTCCCCTTGCCGTACCCTTGTGCCAAACTTCCTGCATCTGTCTTAAACTTATCTTGCACGCTTGTTTCAGTGCGTGAGGCTTTTTCTGCATAATACTGTTCTCTTCCGATTTTGGTTTCAACTGGCATACGCATTACAACCAGTTCTCTTAATTGCAAAGTACCGTCCAGCGAAGAACCATCCCTAACGGTCTTGTGCTGTAAATGGCTCATTTTTTTGGATAGTTCTTTGTCTACTTCCCAACCCTCTACTTGTTTCTTAGCGATATTACCCTCTTTAGTTTTATCGCAGAACCTATAAACGAAATTAGGGTCTTTGAACTTTTCGGGTATATCGAGAAGTTTTGCAGGTCTCCAAGGTGAAGTTACTTTGTGCTTAACTGCCACTGGTACAGCAGGCACTGCTACTTCAACAGGCTTTACCTGAGTTTTAATTTCAGCTTCAATTTCTGCCCTTACTTCTGCTTTCAAAGTTGCACGTTCTTGTTCAATGATTGCTTGTTTTTTTTCATTAGATGCTTTTACTGCTGCCGAGTGCTGTGCTTTTCTCTCTTCTGACCATGCTGTTGACATTATCTACCTCCACATTTTGGCTATTGCCTGTTTCTGGTTAAAATATCTCTTCTCTGCGTCTTCATCATCGGGAAACATATTGTATGCGACTCTGCGTTCCGCATCAGTCAAAGTTATTTTAACCTCGCTGCCAGATACTAACCCAGTAGAGGCTTTGCCGACTGAAGGCATTTTGCTTTTAGGTAAGGGTTTTTCTTCCAATTCCTCTTTCCCTTTATTATAATTAAAATCCGCTTCTACGATTTCTCTTACTTTCTCAAGTCTTTGTTTAAGCGAACCCTTAAATGTCTTTTGTAAGTCAACATCTGTCAAACAAGCGTGGTTTTGCATAGCCTGACTAAAATTAGGATTAGGCTTGCCATTAACTGTTGGCTCATACCACCCTGTACTATTCGACCAATCGGATATAATCTCATTTGCTGTCTCAGTGGAAGCCTCTTTTTTAATGGATTCTTTTGATACAGCAATTTCATTTTTATGTTTTAAATCTATGAGATCGTCTAGTTGTTCCTGAATATCTGCAAGTTTCTCAAACTCCATATCTTTGTATGCAGCTTTTCTGACTTGCTTGAGTTCAAAAATCTGCTTGTCAATATTACTTATAGGTATTTTTTTCTCTTCCTTTATTTCTTCTTTTTCTTCCTTCTTATTTACTGATTTTTCCAATATAGCAGCAAGTTCCTCGTTATGTTTCCGCATTACCGTTTTATCTTCTTCAAGTTCTTTTATCCTACGTTCATTTTCTTTAGATTTCCAGTAAACTTCATTCCATCTTGGAGAACCAACTGGCGGTTCGTCTTTGCCTTCCTTTCCCTTAACGTGGACTGCCTTTTCTTCGTCTATATCTTCATCTATTTTTCCTTTTACTTCTTCTTTTTCTATAACTATCTCTTCTGCTGTATTAGGCATTTTCTACCCCCTTTGCGACAAGACAAAGTACGTCCTCTTCATTCATAAGGACATATTTCTCGCCGTTGCGTTCCAACTCCGCACCTGAATACTTGCCAAAGAATACTACCTCGCCAACTTTGACAGTATCAACTTCACTTCCTATTGCGACTACTTCGCCTTCCGTAGCCTTCATCTGCTGCGAATTGACTGGAATGATTATACTTCCAACCTTTTCGACTTCTTTGCGCTTTACAATGATTCTGCTGAATAGCGGTTTTAAATCCATTTTATTTGTTATCCTCCTTTTTTTGATGTAAATCCTTGAAGATTTCTTCAAGTTGTGAAATTTTGCCGTCTATTTCTTTCTTACTGTCCCATGTTGTACATGTCCTGTACGCTTCCAGGAGCGCCTGCCTCTGGTTTAGGAGTTCCTGAATCCATGCCTTCGTACATAGGTTGACTGTCCATGCCTGCCATTCCTCCGCCAATATCTCCTTGTCCACTTGGTAACCCTCCCATATTTGCGCCATTTTCACCCATCATGGCTTCTTTTTCTTTTTCTGATTGCAGATATGCCATAGACATATGCTGTTCCCTGTGTAGAGTAGCCATGTTCTTGCCATTTGGTGTTAATTCATTTGCCCAGGGACTCATCATAAATTCATCAAGTATCTGAATATGTCCGATATGGTCTTGTGTTTCCAAAGGTATTGAGGACTTTTCGCTTAGGAATAAGGCGTTTTCTTCGACCTGAGATAAATCTGGCGGTGGTGGCGGCGGTTCTGGCTTCTTAACCATAGCCACGATATTCAAAGGAGCTTCATTAGCTTCAAGTAAATGCTTAACAGCTTCATAATTGATTTCCGGGTCTTGCATAGTAAGCGGGTCTTGTCTTATAATCTGATAAGCCGTTTGAGCTTTGATAAGTTTCTCTGCCCTTGAGGTTATGTTCGGATCACTTGTTGGAATTACATCAATGTAATTACTAAAATCTGCTTTCCCTGATTGAAGTGTTTGAACCTCTGAAGATGTAGAGTCTTGAACCGCGAAATAGATATTTTCTTTAAGATATTGGCTATTAAGGAAAAATATCTTCTGCAATTCCTTCTTGAATGACCTGTGGATGCGTTTGTAAATGGTACTAAACATCTTCATGCCTTGTTCCATTACCGCTAACATAGACGTTGCTGTAGTGTCAGACGGAGGCATTTTCCCAAGTAGCGAATCACTTACGCTTGATATTTCTTTTGCATAATTCTGAATAAGTCCAAGTAAATTTAAAAGAATCCCCGATGGTTCTCTGAAATCGTAGGTATAAATATTCTTTTTTAAATCATCGCCACTTACCGAAACTTCCCTGAATTGTCCAAGAGTAATATCAATATCGCCTTTTTTAAGTCCTATTCTGTTACTGATAAAGCCTGTCTTGCCGCTTACATTAGAAAGTGTGCCTGAATCGAGAAGCTGGTTAATCGTGGTGTTGGCAGTCTCATTAAGCCCCTGCATTAAATGACCAAAACCAAAGCCCATCCATGAATCAGGGTTTGGGAAAAATGTATAAGCCGTAAAATATTCAAGTCTTAAATCTTTCCCTGTCAAACTATCCTTAAATATACGGCTCTGTATGCTTAATACCTGTTCTGTTTCTTCATCTACTACTACAATATAAGGTTCTGCCAGTCCATCACCGTCTAAGTCAATAAATCTGTGTTGTTCAAGGAATAAACGAGGTTCTTCCTGCGAAGGAGTAAAAGATTCCGTTTCTTGCGATGTTGTATCTCTTGCTTCTTTAATCTCAGGTAGTGGATGTCTTTGTCTTCCTTGACCACCTTCTAACTTAGAAGCTATTTCAAGAAATTCACCATTTGCAGTCCTGATTTTAATATCGTTCGGAGATATATAATAGAAATGAGTACATCTTGGGGATGATTCAAGCCTTTTAACCCCATATGGTGCAACAAATTCATCAACAGACAATAATCTACTTGAAACCCTTTGGAGTGATTCGTCATAATAAGTCTTTTTTACGCATGACCCGTCTACCGGTAACTGAAGAAAGAGAGTATCCATATCCTCTTCCCATTCGTCCATCTCTACTGTGAGTTGGTAGTTTAGGTATTTACTGGCTCTCACAGCAGCATCAACACTTGCTCCGTCGGTAGAGAAACACTTTGCTATTTCCCTCTTGGGTATTAAGGCTTCATAAGCCCTTGCTTGAAATTGAAGTGCAGCGACACCCAATAGCGGGATGTGAACATTAGCGCAACCCTTCCATGGAAAAGATTTTATATCTCTATGCCCTATAAGGAGTTTACGCCACTCAGCCCTTTTAGCTTCCCATTCAGAACGTGAAGAAATATCAGCTCTATAATCTTCACAGACTCTATTGCCAATATCTTTTAACTGACTTTCCTGTATGTCTTTAGCTAAGTTATCCGCCATAGTTTATAAAATAAAAAAGCTGGAATAGGATTTCTCCTAAACCAGCCTTTGCCTTCAAAGTTTCCGAAGTTAGACTTTGATAATCATTTTCAAAATTAGAATTTCAAACCTTTTTCTTTCCTGTGATTTAATCATTAAGACTTAAAAGCTTAAAGTATTAAATTGCACAGCAGGCGAAAAGAATAGCCTGTTAGGTCTCAACTGATTAATCTTATCACAGTCGAGGAGGTGAAAAAGTCTCTTTCGAGCGAAAACACCTTGACCCTCTCTATTTGGTGAAGCAATGCAGGACTTAGGTTTATCTTCTCTGAGAGGAACTCCGCCTATCTGCATTTTGAAAACAGATTTCAATTGAAAATGATTATCAATATCGTTTATGTTTATATTCATGTAATTTTTACTTCTAATACATTTACTTCTATCTTTTGTCTATCACATTTTACAATTAGTGTCAAGAGTTTTTTACGCAATCCTTCAATATTTCTATAAATGTCTATGAGTTCTTGTTTTTCTTCTGGGGTCAACGCTTTACCTCATATTTAATCATTGTTTTGTTATTTTTACGGCTATTACATATTTTACATAACGGTTGTATGTTTTCTATATTATTTGAACCGCCCTTGCTTACTGGTATAATATGATCTTGTGTTAAAATAATAAGTGGTTCTGCTATATTACACGCAGGACATGTCTAATTATATTGTACTTTTAAGTTCTCCCACTCTCCAAAGGTATGGCTGCCTCCACAACTTCTTAAATCTCTATTTCTTTTATTCTGTATCCATACCCTGTATTTTTTGTTCTTATTTCTTCCGTCTTTCCACGCAGAATTATTCTCGCCAGTTTGAGCAAGGGTTATATTCTTAATATGTTCCGAAGATAACTTTCTTCCTTGCAAAGCACTACTGAGGTTTTTGTTATGTTCAATTGAATGTTTATATCCAAGTTTAGGCATCTTTTACCATTCTTCTGGGGTCATAGTTTAATTCTTTCCACCAATGGAATTCTTGAGGAGACTGTCATACTAACATATTCATCTGTTATTTCTATAATCTCTATATCTATATCAGGGTTGGTTAGTTTAGAATATTCTATAAGTTTTTTTTCTTCTTCAGTCATTTAATATCCAATACCTCATCAATAGTAGTTCTCTTAATCGTTCTATATTCCAAATCATCTAGCTCCATATCTTTTTTAAATTCTGCTAATCGCTCAATCATAGCCGTTTCTGTAGGGAAATCATCTACTTCAAACCAATCGTCCAATAAACTTTTAGACCTAAATTCAATTATATATCTTGTGTGGGTCAACTACACCTCGTTCGATCTTGAACTTTAACAATTTTCTCGATATTTTTATCACTTTTGGTTTTTATAATCATCATCTCAATACCCCGTCATTGTATTACGTCTGTCTTCATATCTGTCATGGTCTGAATCGTTTCTTTCTGATTGCCATTTAGTTTCCAATAATAAAGCACGATATAAATTCTCCATCATATGGTCGTCTGCATCAGTAGGCGCACCATCTTTATCATACATATACCCTTCAATTTCCATAACCGTACGCTTCAAATCTTTAAATATAAATAAAGACGGTTCATTATTTGCACTCTTTAAATATTCCCTTACTTTCAAAATACCCGCAGTCTTGTCTTTCGTAGCAACTGCCAATCCATACCCATGAGAAACTAAAATATTAAATATAGTCTCGTAAACAGTATTAGGATTATTTTTATCGCCCTTAGATAAAGGATCAATAATAATACTCCCAACACGATAAGCATTGCGCTGTATAAATCTTATAACTTCCTCACCAACAAAAGCCCCGGACCCATGTTCCCATATTTCATCGCAAATATATTTCCGATTTAATTCATCCGTAGCAATAAATAAAGCCGCCTGCCTTTCACGAGGATGCACATCAATAGCAATATCAACAATCCAATGAAGTGGTACTTTAAATCTTTCCTTTAAATGTATCTGACGATTAAATTGTGGATAAATAAGACCAGACAAATAAGAAGGTTTACCAAGAAGCCTTGCACTCTTTTCATCCTCTGTAAGAGTTTTAGCGAATTGATTTACACCTTCCTGTGTAATACCAAACCCCACATTTACAGAAATATCACCATTAACATTAAATACAGATAAATCAGGCAGTCCATTCTCATCCACAGCCTTAATGACTTCCCTGTCCACCCATGCTTCTTTGAGAAGTGTCATGCAAAATAATTCACGGCCTCCCCTGTCTATCAACCCACGAGCATTTGCAACCCTTATATCCCTGCGTGGTGGTTCATCATATACAATCAAATCACCAGACCATCCCTCGTGCAAAGAAGCCTCTTGCGAATTACTCATTAACTCCAACGTAGAACCAGTAGTATCATCAATCCACGCCGCATCTACACCAAAATTATTCTTCTTCGTAGTCAACTTCCTGTTTGCAGGCCACCATTCCTTTAACGCAGGCTCAACAACAGTCTTAGCGTGTTTTTCCCAGTCCTGACAAATATACCTCACCTTTCTCGGTAAATTATGGCTAAATACCAATTCCTTCCCAGACCAAGGCCACTTCCCAAATAAAGTGCTTAATGCAATAACAGAACCTAATGTTGTTTTTCCTATACGATTTGCACCGCAACATGTAAATACCTTATACCCCTGATCCTCCCATGCCTCTAAGATAGCCTTCTGTACAGGGTTTGCACCTTTACTCCCCATATCCTTATCAATAATTCCGAAATATTCTATCTTATGCCGTTGATAATAGTCAACAATAACTCTTTTCTTCTCAGCTTTCGCAATCTCCAACTCACGAAGCCTCTCCAACATAGCTTGTTTATCTTTTAAATTCAATAAATCCTCAATAAATCCTCAAATTATTCTTTTTGTTTTTTCTGTGCAGTGATAAAGTTTGAAGTGTAACAATTCTTTTTGAAATTTCGTGGTGAAGGAGGGATAAGAATACTATTATTCATTATCAACACCCCCCCCTACCCCTACACCAGATGATAATCCTAACTCGTGTTTTATATTTTTAATTTGATTATCGATGTCTGCGATTTCTCTCTGTGTAGTGTGTATACTGACCTGCGCCGTAGCTTTGCCAGTGAGGAGTTGATGCTTGTCTATAAGTTGACATGCTATCAGCGATAGGGTGCCGGCAGGTGCATCGTCAAGCTTGTCTTGAGTTAAAGTGTTAAGTGCCTTGGAAACC